GGTGTGCAAAGTCAACAGTAAATAAATAACGACCCCAATGCCATTTTTTATCTTTACCAATGTATTTACCAGATTGTGATTCTAAAATATCCCAACTAGTAACAGCAGGATAATAGCTAAAAGAATTCCAAAGCTGAAGTTCATCAAGTCTTCGTATGGGTACATCGTTCGGTTGAAAGCCCCTTTGAATAAAAGCTGTAATAGGTAATCTATAGAAGATCGCACCGTTTTCCATAATAGCGTGAAACAATAATGCACGACCTGTAATACAAGTAACACCAAAGATAATACAGTCTTCAACTTCTCCGTGATGTTTTTTAAGATCATAAAGATATTCTCTCCTGATCTGTGCGTACTCTACTGGTATATTCGCATTTAAATAAGCCATAAAAACTCCTCATTTAATTGTACCCCAATTAGGACCAGATTCATAGTCCACTTTGTTAGGCACCTCTAGTTCAACAGCAGACTCCATGATCTCTTTTATTTTATCTGCATTATCACTGACAGATATATCAAGTTCATCATGCACCTGTATATGTGGTATGATACCCTCTTTGTATAAATCTACCATAGCTTTCTTAGTCATGTCAGCTGCTGACCCTTGTATTAATTTATTTAATGCCTTGTATGTAAATGCTCTTTTGATCCCTGGTCCGTGTTCCGCGAGTGCATCTTCATGATTCAATGCTTTGTGTATCCCGAACTGATTAGGCTCCCATAAATTAAATCTACATCTACGACCAAGTAAAGTTCTAACACGACCTTTGTCCTGGGCTCTGCTCATTACACTTTCCATTAACATCTTAACAAAAGGCACCTTGTCATGGTAAAGTCTAAACAGATCATTAGCATCTTCTTTTGATATACCTAGTTCTGCCTGTAATTTATTTTTACCCATACCATAAAATAAACCAAGATTTATAGTTTTAGCTTGTGATCTTGGTATACTAGCCATCTCAGCTACAATTCTATGAAAGTCTGCCTCGCCATTGTTATAAGCATCTAACACTTCGTCTACACCATAGAGTCCATCAAGACTAGCGTAGTGTGTAACAAGACGTGGTTCTTGTTGTGAATAATCAAAACAACCCCACTTGCAATCTTCTTCTGGTATAAATAAACTTCTGATCCGTGGTCCGAGTTCCTTGTTCCGTGATGGTATCTGCTGTAAATTTGGATTGTTATAACTAAATCTACCGGTTACCGTACCACCTTGATCGGATCTAATTTGATTTATCTCTGCATGTATTCTACCTTTATGTTGATGCTTTAGTATGGTATCAATGAATGTAGTATGAGATTTATTTATTTCCCTAGCACGAGCTATTTGTTTTACCATTGGGTGTGGATGGTTCTGCAGAAAGTTTTTTGTAAATGATGGAGAATTTGTTTTGGCAGTTAGGTCGTATGGTAGGCCTAGTTTTTGAAAGACTTTCTCAATTGAACGTGCCGCCCATATTTGAACATCTACTTGTGTGGCTTTTTTTATTTCTTGTAAGCATTCTTTTTCTTCTTCAACTAATTGTTGCTTTAATTTGTGAGCAGCTTCTACGTCTACTCGCACTCCTAAAAAACGCATATCGACGAGACAAGGGAAGAGTTCAGTCTCTAAATTAAATATATCCTCAACATCCTCATGATATATCTGTTTCTTCATCTCTTGCCATAGTTTGTAAGTTAGTTCTGCATCTTGTTCTGCATACTCACCCACATACATCGCAGGTAGTTTGTACATCTCAGATTTTGCATCTATACCCCAGAGATCTGCTGTTTCTTTCAAAACAGCCTCATTTTTGCCTATACCTAAATAATCCCGACCCATGGCACCTAAATCGTAACGAAAGCGATTCTCGTCCACGAGAGAGCCAGCAATCATGGTATCTACGATAGTCCCATTGATTTTAAGTCCTGCAGCTTTAATAAAACACACATCATACATAGCATTATGAAATATCTTGATAGCATCTGTATTTAGAACATCTTGGAACCACTTTAGAACCATTCTAATGTCCATATTACCACCACCTTCATGAGCGATCGGATAGTATCCTTTCCAGTCTTGCACAGCTACAGCTATCCCGACAATCTTACTTCGACCCACAACAGATCCAGATCCAATAGTTTTTAGGTCAGGGTCTTTTGTTTCTAAGTCAATTGCTATCTCACTATAGTCAGATAGGTCAGGAAAGGTTTGTGGTGGTAACCATTCTGTCTGTGGTTTAAATATCGGTTTCACTATAATCTCTCTCTATTATCATTTCTATAAAATGTATTGCTTTCAATAAATCCTGTTTCTTTCCCTTGTCACGATGTCTTATTATATATTTTATAGCACAACCCTCAGGATATAACAACTCATTCTCAACTACAAACTTGCTTGGTTGAATTTTATATTTTTGATAATGTGATCCTCCGTGTTGTTTGTCCCATACTTTACTCATATTTGATAACCTCCTTTTTTTGGATATATTATGTGTAAGGATTCTTTAGATCTTGTGGCTCCCACATACATTAAACGATGTTCATCTGTAGCATCTTTTTCATAAGCCTCCAAAGAAGATTTTGATAAACATAAAGGTAATACAACATTTTGTTTTTCATTACCTTTAACACCATGTATCGTTGCTAATTTTATTCTTGCACCTTTTATTAAACTTTCTCCCTTTTTTAATAAATCTTCTATTTTAATTGTATCGTTCTCACCTATTCTTGATAAAGCTACTTGCCAACGTTCATCGGTATTTAAACCAAAATCTTTTTTAAGCATATCTATATTATACATTTTGTTTGGAACCATCGCTTTAAACATTTTATTAGTCCAATGTTTATTTAACATTTTCTTTTTTATGCTATGACACTCATCATAAGCTAAGTATTGACCTTGTTTTAATTTGTTTTCATATAAATCTATAACCTCAAATTTATCTTTCAAAGGGTTATCTTTTTTAGATCTTTCATAAAATATATTATGATCTTGAAAGTGTTGTTCAAATTCGTCTAACTTCCATCTATCTCTACCTAATACTAACCATTCTCCAGTTGAAAATTTTATTTGAGATATATCATCGTGGTAGTCGACCGAACCTTGTTTGTCTGTAGGCATCCATGTTTTTTGAACTCTTTTATTTTTAGGTATTCTATTTATTATTTTATCAGCAGTATTAAATACTTCTTTAGGAACTCTGTAAGATTTTGTAAGGATTTCTTTACTACCTTCTAAATTTAAAAAACTTTCTACATTAGCTCCTCTCCATTTGTATATGCATTGATCATCATCACCCGCAACATATAACATTTCAGAATTATTTTTTATACCCTCAACAAGTTTCCATTGCATTAAAGATAAATCTTGTGCTTCATCAACAAAGGCAACTTTTAATTTAGGAAATTTTTTTGTTTCTACTAATTGATTTATCATGTCAGTAAAATCAACCATGCCTGGTCGATCTCTTTTAAAATTATTTATTTCTTTTGCAAATCTAAAAACATCTGTCATAACTAAATCTTCACTGTGTTCATTCTTATTATATTGTTCTTCGATTGAAATATTTTTTGATCTTGCAAGTTCTATTAAAGATAAGTGTGGGCAATCAGAATGAAAAATACCTCCTTGATCTTCATTCCAAGATGCAAATTTAACTTCTATTCCCATATTTTTACCTATTTCTTTGTAATGTTCAGTTTTCATTACTTTTGTTTTATCAAAACCTAATTGTTTAAATCCTAAAGAATGTAACGTTCTAAAATAAGGGAGATCTTTAAAAGTTAAACCAAAATTTTTAAACATTCTTTTGTGAGCCTCTTCTGTAGCGTTTTTACTAAATGTAAAATATCCTATCTTATCTGGATCAACATCTTCTTTAATATAACTTTCTACTTTTCTTATTAATTTTTCTGTTTTTCCTGTGCCCGGTGGTCCAAAAATTATATGTGTCATTAGTAATTATGTTTTTTTATGTAACTTTTTTCTTTGTAGTTGTCTTCTTTTTTATCAAACTGTGGCACTACAAAAACTGATATCTTTGCTTTTGTGACACGTTTAGTAAAACATTTTAAATTATCTCGTAACATCTGTGATGTTCTTTGATAAGGTATCTTCCAATGGTTTCTTAGTAAAAATTTATTATAAAAATTATCAAACACAAAATAATGAAAGCCTTCATCTGTAAATGTGCCTCCTGTTTTTATTTCATCTATTTTATCTTTTTGTATTCTGTTTAGGCAATAATCCTCTAAATAATTTCGTAGTATATCTTTAGTGCTAGTGCCCTCTGCTGGCTCTGTAACTTCAGCATTTTCTAACAACATGTTTGTAAGTTTTTTCCAATCGTTTGTTTTTAGTGTTGGTGGATTAAGCATTAATTGTTTTACACATTCTTCTTGAAATAAACTTTGATTTGTTAGATGTTTTGCAGAATCTAAATACAATCTATCACCATCTACATTCATATAATAGTATGGCTCCTCTAACGCTACAACTTGTAGATCTGTAAGATTAGGAAATGTTATCTCTTGTCCTATACCAAATTTTCTAGATTTACATAATTTTTTATCACACAAACTACACATAGGTTGATCGTTACATTTGTAGCCCCAGTCTTTTTTTTCGTGTTGTTTGGTTATTATATTTATTTCTGTATCTGACAATGGTTGTGTCATTGCAGAATCATTAAATAACATTACTTTTGTTTTCCAATTATCTGGCCACTTAGCTTTTGCATACACACCATAATGAAATAATGCATTGTTTCTACCACCTTCACTAACTTTGTTTTGCACCATAAGTTCTATACAAGGTGGACCATCAGAATATGGTGTTTCAGGTCTTTTAATTTCTATTGTGCTGATGTCATCTTGTTTATATCTTTCTATTAATTCAAAAAAACTTTCTATACTAGCAGCTTCACCGCTCTCAAGAAAGGCATACCTGGTAGTATTACTACAATTAAAGTATGGCAAGTTAAGAAAATTTCCTGTATCATCTTTCGATTTTAATTCTCTTTGTTTAGGAAAAACTTCCGATCCACCATAGCCTAATACGGATCTAATTTCATTTAATTTATCTTGTACTAAACCTGCTGATACATAATTAGTTGTGAATAAAAATACATGTGCACCACCAGACTTTGATCTACACACTACTAGCGGTAATTTAAATTGTTTAATTTTGTTTATAAGTTTTTGATGATCAAATCCTGCGTAAGAGTCAATATCTATACAACCCCACTTACATTTATTATCATCATTAATGGGTATGACACCTAGGCTATCAACACCATCTAAATGTTTCTGCCATAGTTCATCAGTGACAGGTTCTCGTTTAACAAATGATTTGCCTTTTACTTTTGTGCCATTACCATTTGATTCACCCACAATGGTGACACCATGTGCACGGTCCAATCCTTCAAATATGTTTTTAAACTTATCAATCATATTTTATAAGTGGGCATCTCCACTCTCGCATTGACGCCCACTACCTAGGATTTTATTAGTAATTACCGGAACCGTTTTTTACAGTTTCCTCACCACCATGTTTTGCTTGGATCTCACCTTTACCTACACTAGTTGCAAAGTTTTTTGCCATGTCGTACAAATCTTTTTGTTCAACAGGACCTACTTTACTAACATCCCAACCAAACCATGTTCCTTTGTCATTAGACATCTGAACGGTTTTTAGATTGTAAATGTGGCTGTATGTTGGCGGAGTAAATAATCCATTCTTACCCTGCATTTTTAAACCCATCATCATTGAGTTCCATTTTCTACTAACTTTTAATTGAGTAGATTTCATTGAAATCAATGCTGTGTGTGGGTTTGAGCCTCGTACTAATACAAAGTGGCTTGCAGTATTTTCAAGATAGTTACCATTTGCTAATCTATCTTTATAGTCTTTACCTCTTGTGGTTTGACTAATTATATCACTGTCTGCCTCGTGAATTGCAACAGGTGCACCAGTGCTGGTACCTCTGTCTTGCCATTCAATGTATTGTCTTTTGTAGTGACAAGGTATTACATCAACATCATTATACAATTCGTTTGTAACTGTGTTGATTATTAGTCCAGGTTCTGCGCCCTCGACATATTTACCATCTCTTTTGTTTACCTCTGGAGATAGTTGTCCCAAAATTTTTAAGAAAGGCAACGCAAGATCTTCTTGCGATATATTTTGAGCACCTTGATTTGCATCAGCTTCAAATAAGTTTGTTGCTAACGCTCCTTCTTTTTTCGTTGTTACTTGGTTCATGTTTATTTGTTCCTTTTTATTGTTGTTTTATTTTCAGAGAATACTCCAAAAATTTCCGTTGGCATTTCTTTACCTGCCTCAATACGCTCACGGACTAACGCTTTCAGAGTCATGGGTTCAACCTTCATCTTTTGTGTCGGTTGAAACCCTTGACCCTTCGCAAGTTCGGCATAATCAGCCGCCTTGTTATCTTCGTTGCGACCGAAGGATACGGATATCTCGTTTTTGATTATATCCCCCAATCCATTCTCACGAAGCCAGTTAAACGCCGCTGCTTTGTTTGCCTCTGTAATAGTGGCACGATACGACGTTGAAACTTTCAGATGTGATCCATCATGAAGTTTTAATTCTGCTAAACCCATCTCAGACATCATAGTCGGTATAATATCACCTGATATTACGTCCCTACTCTTTTTTAAATTTTTAAGTTTTGCCTCCATGTCTTCGATGCTCTTATCACACGTTTCAAGTCTTTCGACTTGATCTGCAAGCGACTGGATATTACCAGTCTTTTTCATTGCATCTTGTTGATCTGCCTCAAAGTTTATTTCATCTTTGAATTTTATTTGTTGTTTAATTGCCATCTATTTCTCCTTTCTCGTATAAATTAATAGCGATGGGATAATATTTTCTTTCTTGTTTGTCCCACTTTAACAAATTGTATTTGCCGTTTGTAATATCAGATACAATAGAACATGCAACACCTATGATTGCAGGATCACCTGTAAGTAGTAAATGATCATTCTCATTAAAATCTTTTAAACCTTGTCTTAATTTAAAAACTAAAGGTCCAGGTGAAAAAATAATTTGTGAAAACTCTGGTAATAAAAATTTAAATTTACCATAATGCGAAGCACCCATAATATTTATTTTAGGGTTACCTGCTTGTGTTCCAGCAACTTCTTGTATTACATAAACTATTCTTTCTGACATTGACAAATCATATAACATCCTATATATAAATGTCAATAGAAAGATGAATTATAAATTTAAGACAAAGCCATACAAGCATCAGTT